TATAAGCGAAATATTGAATTTGTCAAGTGGTTCTAGACTCTTTGTCCAGTAATCCAGCTTCTGACTGTGCTTTTTTTAGTTTTTCTTTCTGATTTATCCATATTTGCGTTGAAATCAGTAGAAGAAAACTTAGAACTAAGAGGAGCTCGTGCATTTGTAATTGAATACCACAGACCATCAAGAAGGTCATCATTCTTTCCTTTTGGAAAGTGAAACATCTCATCAATAATTTCTTGATGTATTGATTTATGAAATAATTTACCTCTGTTTACAATCGGACATAGTAGTGATTCTATTCTATCTTCTTTCTTAATGCCAGATGGAGGTCTTACCCCTCTAGCTATTCCAGGTGCCATCTTTCGATCAAAGCCGCTCATCTTATTAACAGAGTCTTTGATAATCCCTTGAGCCCCTACGTGCTCTACATTAACGCGCCTAACTGGACTATACATCTTTGCATATTCAAATATCTTCTGTGGCATTTCATACAATGGTAAATGATCACGATAATACTCTAGTATATAATAGTTTTTATCACTATCAACAGCTGTAACCATAATTACTTGATAGTCATTATTAGCGTTTGCCTCATAAGCTAAGTCAACACCCATATAAACATTAACAGGTATGACTGTATCTTTATTTTTTAAATAAGCTTGATTGCTATTAGAAACAAATTCATAGTCGTGCTTCTGAAGTTTGTCAATCTTAAACTTAGCAGTTGCTAGGTCTCTAGCATCATTCATGTACTCTTGTGCAAACTTGTGTAACTGTCCTACATTCTCATAGTCTTTGCGTATTTGATTTATCTTGCCTTTGTTAAAATAAGAACCCCATAAAGGCTTACCATCTTCTAAAGCTCTATGAAATACAACATCCCACGTATAATCTTCCCCCTTATCTTGGGCTTCAAGGTAACCATCGTATATAGCCTGTAATGCTGAATCGTAATGTACGATAGTGCCAATCAACCAAATGGAACCCTCGTTGCCCTTTGATTCTTCGAGAGAAGGATAAACAGTAGACATCAACCACTCTTTAATCTCACGTCTTCTATCTGGAGTCTTTGTGTTTAACTCAGATTCAAAGTCGTCTAAAATAATATTTGTATATCGAGTACCAAGCTCTGATCGACCACGCAATCTCTGACTAGTACCCTTTGCTATAATTCTATCTCCACGGCTGGTAGTGATTTCTTTTTCAGTCCACTTATCACCAACCATATCTCCAAAGTAATAATGTAAAGCGTTGTTATATTCTATATGATTTTTGATGTATTTCAAATGATCAACTGCCTGACCTTGCTCTTCAGATACCCAAGCAGCAAACTCTTTCTTGCCCTGTGGGTTAAAATAGATTTTATGTAGAAGTGCAGCTTTTGCCATCGTAGATTTAGAATGACCACGAGGTAGTACAACACATAGCTTTCTAATATCTCTATTTAGAAGTTTATCACCTACCTCATAGTGAAAGGGAGCTGGAGAAGATTTCATAAAATCTTCTGGTAAAAAAAGTTGACCAAAAGCAATTAAGTCTTGTGAGACTATATTTAAAACTCTTTCTTTTTCAGAAAGATTGCTAGAGTTTATGTTAAAATTATCTATTGTACCAATCTCCACTTTTTATAACTCTGAATGTTGTACTTCTTTGCATCATTTCATCTCCTGCAACGTACACCCAAGCTTTTTCTTTTCTTCCATCATCCATATCAACATCAGCCATTACTCGTCTATATAGACCAGAAGATAAGCCTTCATACATATCATACCTATGCAGTTCTTCTTGACTTACATTCTGAACTTCTACAACAGTCCCACTACCTCTGTCGTTTTGGATAACTGCTGGATAACTTTGGTGCCCAGGATACACAAGAGATGATTTTTTTATTACTCCAGTATTATCAGTTCCTCTTCTTAGTGTTCCATAGACTGCTAACTTTATATTATCTTTACGATACTCCGTGGACATCTGGTACTCCTATGTGTTTTATTTTCAAATCATCACCGTATATAGTAAAACAATGAAAACATTCTACGTAGTATTTCTCACTATCCAAATTGTGTATAATAAAAGCTCTTGGGTATAAACTATTCCCACAGAGCTGACAGTTATTTAACTTCAACTTCTCTTTCAGCGCTTGCAAGTTGCTTGACTTGTCCTGAGCCAATGGCATCTAGTTGCTCCTTTGTAAATCCTTGAAACACAGCTACTGACTCAGTTCTCTTTTCCGTATCCATCATACCAGTAATCTGCATTAGTGTTTTAATAGCTTGAATCTTATCTCTATCATTTGAGCCTTGATTATCTACTATTGATTTCATTTGCTCTAATAAATACAAAGGAGTAATGTTTGCGTCTACAAGAACCTTGTCTATTTCTTCTCTAATCAACTTTTGTATCCTTTTTGCTTTTAATAAAATTTTGGCTTGACCTTCAGCATACTTTCTATTTTCCGTAGGGTATGCCTGTAAGAAAGCATCAACCATATCCGTACCCTTTGCAACAAATTGAGCAAACAAAAACTCTCTTTGTGTGGTTTCTTTTTTCTCAATCTTATGCTTGTAGGCGCTGGTATCAGCCAAGCCAAAAGAATAAAGATTCTTCCTAGGATCTCCTTCCATCCTAGTTTTATCGGTACAAACAAAAGTTCCCAGAGGTACTCTGATATAATAACGAATTACCTTATCAGACCTAGATGCCTTTAACTTCCCTCGCTTCAGCACTTGACACACTTGACCATCGTCTGAAACTACCCAGTTACCTTCGGTACCATCCCTCCAATTTTTGACAACATCAATACTAGGATTGTACCTCTGAAATTCTTCTACATCACTGTATATAGGATGATCAATCTTATTTATTTTACGAGTAATCATCTATAATACAATATAACCGATTTTACGCATAAAGTCAAGAGGCAGACCTTATGTTTATATTTTTATCTAACGTACTACTCTTACCTCTTATGTGGGGAGACATACAACTTTCACAGCAAAACAATTCATACCTACTAGCTCCAGTATGATAATATTTACCAGTGTCAACTAGTGAGTGAGAACCACAAACAGAGCAAACATTATCATCCATCATAACAGCTAAGTTCGGATGGTTCTTGATGTATGGTCTTAACTTTAGATACATTTCTTCTAAGCCTACGACATCGGTTCTGTTGTACTTTTCCATTCTTTCTAGGGCTTCCACATTTCCATTCATACAATCAACCCATAACTGAAAATCAGTATCTAGCTTTTCCTCTAGTCCTAGAAACTTTGTAATGTAGTCTTGCTTATTAGAGCTGAAAGCAAATTCTTTTCTAGCAACCTTAAGAGTATCAATCGTTTTGTACGGCATAGGCGGCACCATCGCATTAGAAATAAATCTTGCCTTGAGTTTTCTAAGATCGAACTTGTCTCCGTTGTGAGCAATCACAATGTCTGCCTGATCGAGTAGCTTCCATATAGACATCATAATTCTTTTATCATCTCTAGCCCTTGCTTCTTCTGGAGTTACAACATCGCTCAAAACATTGTTATCGTACAACCACTTAGCAGACCAACTCAACACATACCAATCAACGTATTTACCGTTACTGTCTTTAATAATACTGGTAGGGTTTATGTACTGATTGCCAAGACTCCAAGTCCACACAGCTATAGGGGTAGTCTCAATATCCAAAATTAATATCTTAGGTAATGCAGCAACATCTACTTTTTTAAATGGTTTAGATAAACGCATTGACTCAATTTTTCTAGTTACTGCTTTAAATGTTCTATCAAAACCACTAGCAACCAAGTCGTTGTGAACATCAGCCATTGTTTTATCTGTGGTGGCATACTGTTTTAAGATCCTTAACTCTCTATCATTCCACTTCATTTCTTTTTACCCACTTTCATTAAACGTAACAATGCTTTTAATATATACGCCTCTATAAAATAGTATAACTTCTTCATTTGCCCCACACTTTCTCAGAAACGAGTTGAGCTATTACACTATAAATAGACAGGTCTCGGAATGCATCTAGGTAAGTTTCGTCAGCAACAGCGTTGTTACCACGGTGTTTTACAATGATATTCTTTAGTCGGTTGACTTTGTCGTTCATACGAATAACTAAAGCAGTCAAAGCAAACATTCTGTCCTCTTCGTTCTCTAGGTTTCCACCTAGCGTAATGTTGCCGCTACCGTAATCGTATTGTTTCTTGCAAAATAGTTTATACTGCTCATCCGTTATCTGATTGAATCTCTTCATCATCTTCGGATAAGATCTCTCTATCGCATTGATTATCTCTTGTTCTCTCATTTGATTCGTCCTTTCCCCAGCCCCACATAGGTTCAGAGTGATTGGTCGCAGAACCTCTGTAGCGTCCAGAGTTTATAATTACTTCATCGATTACTTTCTCTAGGAATTTAATCTTCTTTGGATCTGGCTTCTTCATACTATCCCTGGTACTACTACTCTATCAAAGTAGCCACAGCCTTCATCTATCACGCATTCCTTATCTGCCTTTTTAGAATCTATATACAGTATTAGAGTGTTGTCTTGTGTTCTGACATCACACCCTATGCACTTACCAGCGTCCCAGTTGGCACAATGTAGACGTGCGTGTTCCTTTTTATAATTTTCCATACACTCAATATAACCGTTAAAACTATTTTTGTCAAGTAGTAAATAACCTGTTGACAAAAGTGTATATAAGACTTATATTGTAAGTAGCTAGAGTAAGAAAATATATAATATATATAATATATATATTATTAAAAAACAAGTTATTAACATAACTTGCAAAAAGATTTGGAGAGTTATGAACGGCAAGGGAGATAAGAGTCGAGTTGATAATTTTACTCGTTACAGAAAAAATTATACAAAAATATTTGAGAATTGGAAAACAAATACTACTCAGGAGGTAGGTTCCAAAAAGAAAAGAAAGGTTGAAAAAAGTAAAAAATGAAAAAAGTACTCTTTGTGTGGTTGCTGTGTACTGGTTGCAGCGTAAATACTACTAGCTCCGTCCAAACAACAGGCTTACTTCTCAGCGATTCTGCTGGAAACACCCATTCATATAGGTTCTTAAAGATCGATCGTGATAACTGGTGCGAAATACACCAAAAATATGAATTTGTAGAACGCCGAATTTACCATCAAAACTACAATATGCAAGGGAATATACCTAAAAACCAAAAAACCTCTGAAATGAGGTAAATTTAAGCCAAAAAAAGGTATATCTACTAACGAGTATAACCCTAGTTTTACATATCTGTAGAAAATACACTCCAAAATTGTAAAAAATAGCACCATTTTGTGTGCGCTTCTTTTTTCCACGACAGCCCTCCCCATCCTTTTTGATACTGAGTCTCATTTTCAGTTGAAAATTCTGTATTTATTTTTTGCTAGGAAATCCCAGGTTTTTGTTATTGCGACTGAGTCTCATTATCAATACCAGGTTAATTGAGATTGAGTCTCATTATCAAGATACCTGGCGTCGCTTAAGCTGCGATCACAACTTGATGGTTTTTAAAATCTCACGATCGGCACGTCAAAATCTAAATTTTCTACTTGATTTAAATTATTTTGTTTTATTCGTTAAAAATTCTTAATTTCAAGAAGTGCCCAAAGTGGGCAATTGATTTTTGAAAACTAGAATAAAAAAGAAAGAGAGAAATCTTATGAACGAGATTACTAATAACGTAGGAACTATAATGACTGAAGCTGAATTGGCTTTACTAGAAAAAATGGCTAGTAGAGGAATTCCAGTAGACGTCAAAAAAGTAAAGGCTGAATGCGAGATAGTAGAGAAAAAAGAGAGAGAAAGTCATATTGACTTTTGTACAGACTCCGACAACTCTAAGAACTTTCGCAATCTACGAGCCGAAGTTAAA